AGTCCCTTAACCTGCTTCCAGCGATAAGCCAGACCTCGGAGGAGGATATTCTCTGGGAATACGAAGTAATCAGTATCAGCGGTAATGGCAGCTTTCAGCGTTCCGCTGGAGTCATAGACCGCCCAGGAACTGGCATACTCAAACGCGATAGTGCTTAGCGGGGCAGTAGGCGCGGGGTTGATCAGAATACGATCCCCGCGAATGCGGAACTTATAAAACGGTCCGGGGTTCGGGAGGGCCTTAATCTGCTGCCACTCAACCTCACTCAGCGGACCATACAACGGCCTACGAAGTGTCCGATCGAAGAACGTGTTCGGGTAAGCCCACTGATACCCTTGCGTCGCGTAGGACTGAATCGCCCCCTGATCTTCCGCCGCCACGGCAGTAAAAACCGCCTCGCAGGTCGTGACGTTGAACTTCGACTCCTCGACAATCTCGTCCATAAGCTGTAAAAGCAGCCCATAGAGCTGCTTCACAGTCGTGTCAGTGCTGCCGACTACAGTCGCAGGGGTGTTGAGTCCGTGAATCCTGCAATGTTGCTGAACCAGTGACAGCACTGACATGAGGGGTTCCTTTACTTTTTCCCTTCGGCAGGCTTGAGGGCTTCAAGCTGCGTTTCGAGGGTCTTAACCCGTTCTAGCAAATCGGTGTTGCGGGTTTCAAGCGCGGCGTTGGCAGTGCGGAGGGATTCGAGTTCGGCAGAGACTTTGCCGGTAGTTTCTGCGGAGTCGAGCCAGGCCTTGGCCTTCTGCTTCATCGCCCGCGCACCCATACCCAAGCGAGCAAGGGCTTCTTCCGTAGCTTCTGCAACTTCTTCCACAGTGCGAAGATTGGCGTCGAGGCAGAGTTTGACCTGCGAGGGCGAGAGCGAAGGCCAAGCCGTAACCGGAGTGCCGATTTCTGGCATTTCGCGGGACTCCTTGAACATTCTCAGCGCCGTGCGGTAGTGCTCAAGCCACTGAGCCGGAATCCGCTCCTGCGCGACGCCTTCCTCCATGCTCTTGATCCACTCTTCGGCGTTCTTCTCCAGTCGGTCTTTGGTCCCAGCCGGGGTGACTAGAGCGTAGATTACGTCCTTAGCCACGAAGTGGCCGGATTCCAGAGTCGCCGTGCGGTCCTCGACGGCGCGGACTTCGAACTGGACATAAGCGGGTCGCGGGGTTTCGTTCATTTTATCACCTATAGGGCAGGGTGGTGTCAGGCCGGGGTTGGAGGGGAGGGGAACCTTCCCCGGCCTGACTATCTACTCACTCAAAGATCAGAGAATCTGACCCTGAGCGAAGGGGCGGTTAACGTGCGCGACGTTGTAGTAGACAGTCGCGTTGTTATAAGTCGCCGTAACAGTGCCAGCAACGGCAGCGGTCGTCGCAGCCGAGAGCGTGACGATCGTGCCGCTGGGGTCAATATCCGAAACGGTGCAGCTAGCGGCGATGCCGGTGCCCGACAGATAGGCTCCGGCGAACCAGCCGTCCGCGCTCGAAACACGCAGTCGCGTGGAACCCGAGTTAGCAGAGCTATTAGCCTTAGCCACAGTCTGCGTCGAAGCCACGACGATACGAGCATTGAGCACCTGCTTTCCGTTCCCGAGAGCGCCGCCCTGACCAGCCGCGGCGATCGCAAAGGTCGTGTCGGCCGCGACAGCCGCCTGGCAGTTAACCGGAACGACGCCGGTGATCTGGACCCAGAGGAACTGTCCCGACGAAGCGGGAACCATAGCGACACCGAGACTGCGGCCGAGACCGGCAGTATTCGGAACTTCCGTAGCGGTGTAGACGACCTGACCACTGGCGAACGACGGGGTGATAACCACCAGCCCGAACTGGCGGATCGAACCGCCAGCCTTGACATAGAGGAACTCACCACCACCCCAGTAAGGGTCAATTGCGGTGACCAGAGTGCCCGGAGACTGGCGCGCCGTGGTGTCCGGGAGATTGTAAGGAGTCAGCTGCTGGTTCCCCAGAGGCCCTCCGATGATAGCGTAAGCCATTGTATGTCCTTTCTGAAATCAGTGCGGTTTACATTTCTATAAACCGCCCCGAATTAGGCCTTCAGCACACCCTGCAGCCTGCGGTTCGAGCAGACCATGTTACCCATCCAGAGCACGGGGATAACCGTCGCGTCCTGGTTATAGGGCTTCATGTCCTCCTGAACAGACAGGTCAGCGTCCCGGTGAACCACCATTTCGATGTAATCCGTGTTAAGGAAATACATATGAGCCGCCGGAATGCCGCTGCCGCCGTCGAAGATCACGTCGGCGTTCTTATACTTCAGGCTCACGAAACCGCCGCTGGCGGTATCAGAGTCGGTATAGCGCTTGATGCTCACCTGGCTCTGTTCATAGAACGTGAAGTAATCGTTCGACGAAACGATCAAATCCGGCTTGTCGTCGCCGCGGACCTGGTTCAGCCACAGCGGAAGCATCAGGCTTTCGATAGTCGTGGCCGAAGGGGTGATCGCGCCGCCACCCTGCAGCGGAGCCGCCGCCGACTGAACGGCATTCTGCCAGAACGACCAAGTTCCCGAGTCGATGCCGCCGACAGTGCCCGTTCCGGCATCGGCAACCAGCGCCTGGAGACCATTGATCTGATTCGGCAGAGAACCGTCCGCATACAGATCGTAGGAGAAGTTGTTCTTGAAAGTCCGCATCGCGTTCTTGATACGGGCCTTTGCCAGCTTCACAATCGCGTTGCTGCCGGAGTTAGTCCGCAGTTCCAGACCACTCGCCACGACGTTCAGGGCGATCTGACGCCACTGATATTCCGCTGCGGTAATCACGTCCGACTGCTGGATATTCAGAATATCGTAGCCGGAGTAGCGCTGGTAAGTCCCGTTCGCGTTGTAGTCAAGCGGCTGGGCAATGGTCAGACCACCATCTTCCTTCCGGGTCTGGCCCTTTTCCGCCAGACGCTTATACAGCGCGTTGTTGTTCGAGACGTTGTCCTTCACATCCTTCGAGTGGTTACGCCAGGTAGTGGCGACCAGCTCGGTGAAGGTTGAACTAGGGGTAGCCATTATTCAATCCTTTCTTAGAGTTATCCCCGCGACTGGATAGACGCAAGGGTTTCAGCGAGCGTGTCGTCCATCGAACCGCGAGGAACCGTGCCGTTTCTCTGAGTAGGAATGGTCTTCACATCGGCAGCCGTTGAGCGGGCAATCTTGTCCACGCGGGTTTGCGCCACGGACTGGCCAGAGGCTCGGGCTTCGGCTGTGAGCCGATCGAGTTCTTTCTGCCGAGTAACCGGGTTTGCGTAGACAGCCTTTTCGTAGGCGTCCTTGAGGTCTGTTGCCAGACCGGAGTTGAGGAGCTTCGCAATGTCGTCGCTAACTTCCTCGAAGTAGGGGTGGGCAGGGTCGGAAGCGAAGGCGGAGACTTCGTTCTCGACTTGGGAACGGGCAGCGGAGTGCTGGGCTTCGACTTGCTGACGGGTCGTGCCTTCGAGCTGAGCAAGGCGGGTTTCGAGCTGCTTGACGTAAGGGTCTGGCGCGCCAACCGCCCGGTCGCCCATGTAGTCGATGAGCTTAGCAAAGTCGATCCCATAGCCATCGACGAGGGAGGCTGCGATCTGAAGCTTCTGGTCCTCAGTGCCTTTGCTGAGCAGGTAGTGATTTGCAGCGAAGGATTGGAACAGCTGAACCGGGTCGATGTTCTCAGCCTGGAGAATCGCCTGATAAGGCTGCGCGACCGCATCGTAGCGCTGGCCGATTTCGGCAGCGGTTTTATACTGCGTAATCCCTCGGAGGAAGTCTTCTTCCCGCTTGAGGACTTCCTGCTGAACGCGGGGAGGGAGAGTGGCCCAATCGGCTAGGGCTTCCTTCGTCCAAGTCTTCGGCGCGCCGACTTCCTGAACTTCCTGGCTATTCTCCCCTTCGGGCTGGGGAGCAGCTGCCGACTCGACAGGACCCGACGAACTGGATTCCGCAGGCTGCTCCCCCTCAGGCTGAGTTTTTTCACCTTCTACCGCCCCATCGCTACCCTGCCCGAATAGGTCAGCGGAGATATCAGCCACTGCGGCTGCGGTGTCGAACTCGTCCTGAGTTTCTGTAGATTCGATTTCGATGGGCATTGGGCAGGTTCCTTT